TGGAATATCGGTTGTTATCCCCGTCGCATAACGGGCATGCATCAGAGCCGGTGAAATCGACCCGCTGCACGCTGTCGAAGCCGCATGCCTCGCATTCGAAATAGATAAAATCAGGCTGATCGTTCCCCGGCGTCATGTCCGCTAATCCCTTCGCTTCACGATGAACGGCGCGCGGCCGACAAAATCCATTTCCTCCCAGTTTGCCCGATAGAAGGCTTGACCGCCCGGCATGCCGTCCTGCCCGGTGCACTGGACATAGCCTTGAGCGCCGAAGCTCTTCGGTTCGGTGACCGTCATCATGCAGGCCGCAAACATCTGATTGCGGCATGTCTCCGGGTTGAGCTGCACGACGTCGCCCAGGAAGAGTTCGGTGCCCGCCTCCATCACGTCTCCTTCACCAGCAGGTTCCACAGGTTGCCGCTTGGAACGGCACCGGTGAAGGAATCGTCATCGCGGATCGTCACCAGAAAGCGCGTAGCGTTGAAACCGCTGTCTTTGTCAAAAGTGTAAATCATCAGAACGTCGTCGCGCTCATTCTTCGGCCGTTGGCTCGGCGGCGTGAAGTCAAATTCGTCCGTCGCTGCCTCTCTCGTTTCGACTGCCACCCATGCCTCGGTCATGAACGAATACATATCGGCCTTCATCGCGTGCATGAGTTTATGCATGACGCTCGTTGTCACCTGTTTCTCGGCGTCATTTTCCCAGGGCGTCTCGATCCAGTAGATGTGAGGCCCGTTTTTGAGAATCCACATGAATGGCGCCGCGCCGCGCCGCTCAAATTCCAGCATCCCGTAGGCGACCATCATTTCGTGGATATCGGCGCGGGTCAGGCCGGGCAAAAACTCTTGTTTGAAAACACGCGGTTGCAAAACGACCTCCCGTCAATGCCAGACGATATGTTCAAAGAGGATAGCCGGCCCGACGATCACCGGCAGCTCTTCCGGATCGGTGTAGCCCTGATGCAAGAGGGCGTTTCGGCGATAGATCGCCGTGGCCTCTTCATTGCGCGGGAGCGGCGGCTTGACGACATGGCCCAATTCATTGACGAACATGTCGGAGCGCCGGAAATTCTTGCCGCCGGCAAAATCGGCCAGCACGGTCACGTGCTCAAGTGGATAGCCGGTGATCGGCTCGATGATCGCTTTCAGGGCCGCATAGCAATCCTTGGGCGTGGCTTCACCATCGCCCGGCAGCTCAACCTCGCGCGTCTCCGCCGGCTGGCCCGGCAGCATAATCAAAATTCGGGTTTTCATTTATGCTCCTGTCAAAGCCGCATTGATTTCAGCGGCGGTGTGCTCTCGATCGGCGACGCCGGTGTGGATTTCATGCCACTGGCCGTCCGACGAAATGGCCGGCGGAAAGAGCACAAAGGCTCTTGAGCTATCATAGCGGATCAGCGCCGCCATGCCGCCTTCCTGCTCGCATCGCTTGGCGATGTAGGCGCGCAAGGCCGGGTCGCGGTGCGCGTCCGGGTGCTGCGGATCAATCCAGATTTGCAGCACCGGCAGGCGCTGGTCCGGCGCATCTTCAAAGGTCGCAGTGATGAAGTCCGGCATGATGTCGATCACGTAATGGGCGCGATCAGGCCGGCGCAAATCTCCGGCGTCATCATCGACAAGCCACGCGCAAGACCACACGGCGCAAGAGGGCGGCTTTCGTGAATAGATCGCGCATCCCTTCCCGTGACGTTGATGCTGGCAGCGCATGCCGGCGGGCTTGTTCAGTTCCCGGACGGGCAAGAGTTTGCAACAGAGTGTGCATTCGCCACAGGTTCGGATCACGGTGAATACCTCAGATGCAGGGGTCAAACGCTTCCATCAGGACCTTGCCGGCCAATGGATGTTTCGGGTTGCGCCGAATCCAGCGCAGCAATTTCTCGGGGTCTGTTAGCACGCAGCGGAACGGACCTGGACAGCCGGGGTCATCACAATCTTCGAAAACCACAGGACATTGTCGCATTTCAAAAAACCGTTAGATAATTGGCGATGGCGGGCGCTTGCGGCGGGGGACTCCCCGCCATCGCCTATGGTGCGCGGCTCTGGTTGCTCAAGCCGCTTTTTCGGAAGCTTCGGCGGCGGTGCCGGCTTCCTCTTGCACCACATCTGCGAGCGCTGCCAGTCCGGCATCGGTTACGCTGTAACGGTTGTCATCGCCCTTCTCCGCCAAGCCGTCGCGCTTGAGTTCGTAGAGCCGCTGATAGACGGGCTGAATATCCTCGCCCGCCTTGAATCCGATGGTTACAGCCAAGTCACGCGACAGGGCCGGGCCGTCGGCTTTCAATGCGGTGAGGAGCGTTATTCTCGCACGCCGATTGTCAGCAAGTTGCATGGAGCGCTTCTTCATCGTCCCCGGCTTCGGTGAAGCCCGTTTCGGTTTCATCTGCACCGGCGGCTGATCGTCGTGAGCGGCCGGCACCGTTCGCCGGATAGTGATCAGCGGCGCATCCTTCTTGACGGGTTTGCCGCTCACTTGGGCAATCACTTCAAGCGCCGATTCGAGCCGGAGGATTTCGGCGCGATGGTGCGCGATCTGCTCCAGTATTTTTTCGGTGATATCCATAGGCTCAGCCTCTGACGAAGATTTCGAAGCCGAGGGCTTTCAAGATTTTGAGGAGAGTTGCGGCGCGCGGCGACTTGGTGATGTCGTGCGCAAGATTTGAGATTGTCGAAGCGCAGACGCCGGACTTATCGGCCAGTTTTGTATATTTGATTTTCGAAGATCGGATTTCGCCCGCGACAAAGGCGCATAGCTCGTATTCATCGCGAAAGCTGTATTCCTGTATGCCTGCCCGCTCTTGAGCAGCCTTGAAACGCCGCGCTGATTCGAAGGAAACCACCTGCATTTGCTATTCTCCTCGCCTCTTATATTTTGGAGATAAAGAGGCCCCACGGTTGCGGAGCCGGTTGCATATAACGCCATGATGGCGTGCATTAATAGTTGTGTTTTTTTCTCACGTGTCAATATTGTATATCGCCAATATGGCGTTTAAGTTGTTAACCCATGATGACCGCTGCACAATACAAAATCGCACTCAACGCCCTCAACCTGACCCACCGGCAGGCGGCGAAGGCGCTTGGAATTGGCTACCGCACGTCACAGCGCTACGCCATGCAAGGTGCGCCGCTGCACATAGCCTTGGCGCTGGAAGCCCTGGCCGGCAAGCAAAAGGAGGCAGCCTAATGGCAGAGAACGAGGACGCCGCCGAGCGGATCAATGCGCTCGAATCGCAGCTTGCGCTGTTGGCCGGCGTGACCTGTGGATTGGTGATGGAGTGTTATTCCCGGAACGCCGATCTGCGTGACCGGCGCAACTCAATCGATACCGTCGCGCGAGTTCTCGAATCACTGCCATTCGTTCAAGCCCTGCCGGCGGCGCAGAAATATCTGCACGCTATAGATGAAGCCCGAGAAGCGGCCCAACCCAAATGAAACACTACATCCTCCTGCCGGATCGAACCGTCGCCCAGGTATCCGGCCTGATGGAATGGGCCACATGGTTTGAAACCGCTGACCGGGACGTGGCGAAAACCGAGACCGAGTTGCATATTATCAGCACCGTCTTCTTGGGCCTCGATCACAGCTTCTCCCGCAAGGGTCCGCCGATCCTGTTTGAGACAATGGTTTTCTCGCGGGACGCCCATCCATGCGATCTGTTCGGCCGGACGGTGGAGGTTCATGAGTCCCTGGACTGTTTCCGCTACTCCTCATGGGATGACGCCGAGGCCGGGCACCGGGCGACGGTTAGCCGCGTCCTGAAAGCCGAGGCTGACGCCGCCAAGACCGTCAAGGAGGGCTTTCTAGCATGAGCCAATTGCAGAGGGTTGATCTGCCTGTTGAAGCGGACCCGCAGCATATGAACCGCCTCGTGATTAGCGTTGGGCACATGGTCGAGTGCGTCGGCATGTTGCGGCTCCGGGTGCGGGCGCTGGAACGGCTGACTTCGCTTCTGGTGTTCCTGATTCTGATAATGGCGATCGTCAACACGTTGATCGTTGAACGGCTGATAGCGTTGGGGGGATGAATGACGACGATAGGTGAAAGCGCGCGGGAGCTTTGGTTTATCTATTCCCCGGCTGATCAGCCGTGGTCCGGGCTCCGGGTCGCTACCTTCGTGAAGAGCATCGGGAGCACGGGCTTTGACATCGTGCTCATCCACAACGAACTGCCGGAGCGCATGGGTCCGCGCATCTGGGACGACATCCGGGACCGCGAGCAGTGGCACAAGGTAAAGGCGATTGAGATGCCTACTATGCTTGAGGTCGCGGAAGCGATGAAGATACTTTGATGAAATTTCCGTTGCGAACCCTCAAGCAGCAACGGAATAGGGCAGCGCCATCAAAAGCCCCCCGGTCCTATGGCGCTGCCCGTCCCTTTTTCAACGAGTTTCCGGGCGGCGGATCGCAGCCGAGCGTGATGAAAACCTGCGAAGGAATGTCACGCAAGTCGGTTAATCGGCAGGGGAAATCCCACGTAGCCTGCCACCCTTTAGGACCTCCAGTAAAGGGCCGACTGTGGTGCGTCCGGAAGGCCGAGCCTGACATCCCGTCCCCCGGTGCCTGTCAGGCTCGGCCGCCATCTTTCCCGCCCACGACCTTGCCTGTCCGCTTGTCAATGACCGTGCCGTCCATGCGGCGCTTCAGATACGGGTGGGATAGGCTGGATTTTTTCTTGATGCCGGCGGCGCGCTTCGCCGTCCTGGCGATCTTCGATTTGATCTTCTTTTCAATCGCCGTCTTGGCCTTGTGCGGCTCCACCAATGCCGGCGCCATATTGCTTTCGCGATGCTCCCCGCCGAGGATCAGTGGCTTGATGTGCTCAAGCTCCCAAGGATCGCCGTCTCTGATCGGCCGGCTAGATAGGTAGCAGGTACGGTCAAACCGCTCCAGGACGCGAAGCCTGACCCGAGGAGGGACCTTCTGGTCAGGATGTTTGCCTATCCATTCCGGAACAGCGCGCGGCATGGCGTCATGCCCGGCCGCCGGGGTTCTGCCCGAGCCGCACAAGCCGGACCAGCATGAACCCATAGCAGTCATCGCAAAGCGAGTCGGTTTCCTCGGGCTTCCAGGGCAAGCCCCAGGTGTTTTCATATTCGGCGCGGGTCTGCTCCGGGGTCGATATCTCTCGGAACGTCTGCTCACAGAGGGCGCACGTGAACAGGCTCACTTTCAGCGTCGTCGTCATTGTTGCAGGTCTCCGGCGGCGAGATCGAGGTCATGGAGGATCGTCGTCACATGGTCCTCGATGATATCCATGTCTTCACTGTCCACGCCCCATGTCGGCTCATGGTTGGCACGGAACCAGACGGTCGCCGTCAGTCCCGACTTGTGCCAGACGGCAACGCGGAAGCGGCCGGGCGGTCCGGACTCGTAAAACACCGCGACCGTGTGGTCTGGCGGCCGTCGCCAGAGGATAGGAAGCTCGCCGCTCATAGGATCAGTCCCGAGTGAACGAGCGGATACATGTCCGGCAGGAGCTTGTTCCACAGTGACCGAAAGTCGGTGTCCGGGCTGATCTTTTCGCCGACGATGCCGTTGACCAGCTCCTGGATGCGCTCCTCTGCCTCCTCATTCGAGGCCGCCGCGAACTGATACCCATAGTTCGGCGGTTGCAGCATGGCGAGCTTGGCCCTTGATGGCGGCGTGTTCCTCGGGACCTTGTGCGCCGGGTCCAGCGCATGGACCAGAAATTCGTGGGTCACGTCCTTGAGGTGTAGCGTCGGCGGCCCGTCCTTATGCGGCGTGGTCAGGTCATAGAGGAGGACGATATATTGCGACCACAATGGGTGCGCCCACGGCGCGTCGATGATCCAGGAAACGCTGAAGACTTCGCTTTCCGGATACCGTTCTTTCCAGGCGTGGGTCATGAGTTTGGCCTCCTGGCAATCATGGCAAAGGCGGCCCGGCCTTCGGGGCTCTTTGCCCACTCCTCGCTTTCCTCCACAGAGGCGTCATAGTCGCCGTTGTGATGCCGGCGGCGGATGCCGATGGCGCCGACGTTGCCTTCCTTGATCGCTGCCGCCAAGTCCGCGTCGAGCCGCAGCTCCGGGAATTCGAGCGGCGACAGGTAGTCGTGATAGAGGCCCTTGCGGGCGTTCTCCGCCATCTCGGTCAGGCCGACCGCTTCCAGCTCGGCGGCCAGGATGTCTTTCGTGTGCATGGCAATCCCTTTCACGGTTTTCGAATTTCATCAGAGCCCAATCATGATCGCGAGAACGAACGCGAAGGCCAGAATGACCGCGCCACGCTGGATGATGGCTTGCCATCGATCGAACGGGCGCGGGTCCTTTCCGATCATCAGATTTGCCGCTTGATGTGGTCGATCACGGCGCGCATGGCAGCGATCTCGGCTTCGATCTCCCGGATGGTCCCGTCCATGCGAGGGAACAATCCTTGCGGCGCTTCCGTCGTCACGGCCTGGACACCCTCCGGCCGGGTGCCGACGAGAGCCAGGGCCAGCTCGCCAAGCTGCCGCTCCAACGTCCTGACCTCGCGGAGCGTTTGGGTGAGCCGGGAATGCGACGGGCCGCGTTCGCTGATGATCCTGACGGGCTGTGCGGCGAAACCAACTTCGTTCATAACTTTTCTCCTTTTCCGATGCTGTGTCTGACGATGCGTGTTCTCAGCAACGCCTGGGTAGGTTCGACGGGGTCGTTGCTGTAGTCGGGGGGGTCGTGGTGTTTGACGGGCGGCCGGGACTTCGGCGGAGGATCACGCATAGCCACGAGTCCGGAGGGAAAAGATTTTCGATTCTGGATTCTGGATTCTGGAGTCATAGGGGGGGTAATGCGCTTTTCAATTTCCCCTTTTTTTTCAGGGTTTTGCGACCACCGTCGCTCCGCCGCTTTCGCTCCCATTTTCCTCCACTTTTCCTCCCGAACCATTTTTCGGCTGTAAATAATGCCGCGCGTCGTGGTGCTGAAAACGCCCGCCGCGCGCAGTTCGTCCAGGTATTTTTCCAGCCGCTTTTGCGGGATTCTCAGCAGGCCGGCGAGGGTGGGAAGGTCGATATTTTTGCGTCCGAGCTTGAGGTGACCGCGCGGGCTGGCGCCGTCCATCAGGCAAAGCATGTCGATCCAGATGCCACGCGCGCCTTCGCTACATGTCCGCAAGGCCGGGTCGCTCATCCAGTCAGAGGGAAAGAATTTCATCCACCGCTCAGCCGTCATACCCCACACATCCCTTCGCACTCATTGATGAAGAGATTGAGCTGGCCGCGCTCCTCGGCGGTCGATAGATCGACCTCATCGAGCGGCTTGAGTGACCGATGGATGAACACCTGGGAGCGGTTCACGCCGGGCATCCCGTCCCGGATGACCTTGTCGATGGCAACGGCGTCGGCGAATGAAACCGGGTCATTGTCGCGTAGGTCGCGCCAGCCGATTTCATTGCGGAACGGGCAGAAAGTACAGGCCGACTTTGCCGGCAGCGGATAGTCATGAGCCTGAAGCCATTTCAGGCAGTCCCGGCGCGTCATCCGCTTTTCGATCAACGGCCACCGGCTTTCGATGTAGCGGTCACGCGACGGCTTCATGCGGGTGGCTTCGTCAAGGCTAATGCCAATCCATTGCTCCGCCGCTGCGGTCTTGGGTCCGCGCTGCCCGTGCTTCAGGCCGAGCAGCTCGCGCACCTTCCGGCGGATCGGATCAATCTTGAAATGACGGGTGCATTGGCGGTTGAGCGTGCCGGCCTCGCCCTTGTCGTTGACAACGTAGAACGGCGGCCGGCCGTCATTGCCGCCCTTCCAGTGGGCGTTGCCCGTAAGGATGTCCCGGAGGTTCCCGGCGCTGACGACATAGACGGGGAAGGGGAGCACGTTGGCCGACATCAGCCATGTGAGATGATCATAGACCGGCTTCGGTTCTGCCCCTGTGTCCGCGAAGATCGCGGCATCCGGCATCGGGCCTATTTCGCCGTGCGCGGCCATAAGCGCCATCGTGGTTGATTGGACGCCGGCACCGAGGGACAGGACGCGCAACTGGATCATGCCGCCGCCC